AAAGGCACCAAGAACAAGGTTGGTCTACAAGAAGCATTTGCGGACCGTACAACCAAAGGCTACAATTGGAACAACATGATGCTTCAGCGTTGGACAGACCACAATGGTGAGGAACATCGTGTGCTGGATGACTATGAACGCAATCGTCAGTTGATCGATCTTACACATCAACCACAATCAGTGAAAGACACAGTGGATCTTGCTATCATTGAACAGGTATCGCACAAGGACATTGGTCAAGTAGGTGTGAGATTTATGCAATTTTGCGGCAAGTATGATCTAGTGCGGTGCAGTGAAAATGCCGAAGGATTTGGCCGTTGGTTGAATGAAACATACAAAGGAGTTTTAAATGTTAGTAGCTAAAGTAGTAGCAGATAAACAGTTTTGGATCTTACAAGAAGATGATCGCAAAGTTGGCAACATCGAAGCCTGGAATGGCGGATATCAAGTTCGTATTAACAATCAAGTAAAGCAATTTAAAACAATCAAACTTGCGGCACGTGAATCAAACATTGTATTTGCCGAAGAAAAAGCTGTGTCAAAGCCGGACAATACTGTTGTACATGGATATCCGGTGGCAGGTCGTTGTTATAATCCTGTGTGGGACGTGGTGCATCACTTGCCTATATACACCAAGACTGCCAAAAGCAAAAGTTGGTTTGCCGCAGGATGGTATTCCATCAAGCGTGGTCGTAACTGGAAAGTTGTGCAGGATCCCAAACTGATTGCACTACAACGCTATCCTTACCAGGGCCCGTTTAAGAACAAAGAACAAGTGACACTATGACAAATCCATTCCGAGATCAAGAAAAGTTCATGAAGGCCTGTGACCAAAAGGTTGATGCCTACTCTATTTCACAATACAAGATGTATCTGAATCTAATAGACGAAGAACACAAAGAACTGCAAGAAGCAGTCGAAGCCAACGACTTGACTGAACAACTGGATGCGCTGATCGATATATTGGTTGTTACAATTGGTGCTATTCATTCAGCAGGATTTGATGGCGAAGGTGCTTGGAAAGAAGTCATGATGACAAACTTTGCCAAGATTGATCACGAAACAGGCCGGGTTCGTAAACGCGAAGATGGCAAAGTGCTCAAGCCTGTGGGATGGACTCCGCCAGACTTAAAAGAATACTTGGCAAGATGATACACATTCAACGATTTATTGAACGCCTTCAAGGCTTTGAAGCACGTGGTGCCAGAGACTTTACCATGCCCATCAAAGATGCCAAGGACCTTCATGCTGACCTCACCAGGCTGTTGATCGCACTGCAGGCTGCAAGAGAATCTGCTGTAAATGCCGCACAAGAAAGCGAAATTACAGTGGAAATGAAGGGCGGATCATTCTAAAAGTCCCTATATTTGTCATAAATAAAATGTAGGAGTTTAATGAATGTCAAGACCAAAACCCAAAGTTCTTCTAGAACTAACAAACAAAACCACATACAAAACTGAACAGGTTTTATCGTCGGCGGGAGTGTGGGCTGTGTTCTTCGATGACTCTCCTATCAATCTTAAAACCAGCAACATGTTGGTTCAACACCCTGGGCCCAAGTACAAAAAAGTCAGTTTTTCTAATCCAGGGCATGCACACAATCTTTCAAAGAAACTAAACGCACAGTTCAAAACAGACAAGTTCACTGTGGTGTTGTTAACGCAGGGCAACACTGTTCAGCCCGGTGGTGCGTGATAAACTAAAATTAACACAAGCACTGGTAGCCAATCTACCAGAAGAATTTGCCGAGCCTGCGGAAGTTGCTGTCAAGACCTGGTGGGCAAACATTCGCAAGACTGGAGGAATGCGCCTCACTGAACATGGATTTTATGTATTCAGTCGTGTGTTAGAATTAGATCACTATGAATTAGAAATCAAACCAACTCCGGGCAACAGACGTATTGTGCTGACACTTGACCGTAAATTGCAAAGCCCATATTACATCAGAATAGACAAACGTATACCAACTGGTGTTTATATGTTTGGCAGTCGCGAAGCAGTCATGGCTCAACTGTATGGTGATTTAGAAAAGTTCCTGCGTAACTATTGACTGCAACTCTGGTCGCTGTTGGGCTTTTTCTAACACGTTTTTTAAAAACACATTTTGTTGCAACAGATTATAATTGTGCTGTACACGTACTAAATCAACACTGCGGTGTGCCAGATCAAAGTTGGTTAACAATCCAAGGTTGAGTTCCACTGCAAGATCACATCTACGACCAGGATCCGACTCTGTTTGGTAACTGTGGTCAACAACATCATCAAACACATCAAACCCCATGCTGGCCATGTAGTCTGCTATGCGCCATCCACCAACCCAGATTGGAATGGTTCCGGCATATAGTGCCATCAGTGTTTTTTCTGTCACAATGGTTTCCCGTTCATAGTAAGCAGGCTCAGTTATCAAAGAAACACAAGCAGGCTCAAACACTGTGTTCTGCAACAACTTATTATAGGTGTATGCATTTTTAAATGAACCATTCCGCACTCCTTGATCCATTGTAACTTCGGGTCCAAACACATAGTTGGTAACAGCTATGTTGTTGATGTTGTTTGTTTTCCATGCAAGAGAATGACAGTAGTCAGTTAACCTATGCTGTTCAATCAATGTCAACAGCCGACGTCTATTGGGTCTGGGTTTGTTGATCATAAAATTAAATGTGGCTGTCTTACGGCTCCAATCCGGTTGTATATTTTGCTGTACAAATTCTCTATTTTCTCGGGCTAAAAACATAGGTAAACACACATACGGATATTCGTTCAATCCTTCTTGTACTGTTACGTGATCAAATACCAACAGGTGTTGTTGCGGATCACATGAACTGTTTTCCAGTAATTTTTCCACATGATAACAATGTTCGTAAGGATTATAGTGGTGGTCCCGAACCAGAATAATTTCAGGACTAGACAGAATCTCGCCCGAGTAGGTGTAAGTAGGACCGTGTATTTCAATCATGACCTGTATTTACAAGTAAATATTGCTATGACAGATATAATAAAAACAGCACTGGGATCAACATACTGTATGTTTTATCATCATGCATTTCCCATTGCACAACTAACTCCAGTGCAAACCTTAGCAGGATCTTGTTCTGTGGTAAATCAAGCATTGGATTTGCATGGTACTGATCTATTGGGTTGGCCTGCAGGACTGCAAGACGAGATTACAAGATTACTGTGGGTCAACCAATTTTATCAAAATTTACACAAAGAACCCATACGCAAGCCGTTGTTAATACACCGGCAACAGGAACAGTACATAGTCGACTGTGGCGATACACGACTGATGACACTGCAATTAAATCCTGAAATATCCACAGTCAGTGTTGTTACGACATGCACAGTGTCCAATGCTGGCCGATATCAGGACTGGCAACAAATTACCTCTGATTCAGACCTGATACGATTGACCCAGTTTGATACCAACAATACCACAATATTAATTACTACCACACAGCCTGGTGCTGACTACGGACTCGAGTGGTTAGAAATTGGTGATCACAGCACCGGACATCATTTGCACAGTGTTGATCTTAGATTAACAATGATGCAAAATTATCTTGATGCACAAGTTACAAATTTTAAATTTGACACTGAATGGGGCCGGTCTCCCGTGGATTGGCTAGCGTTTGTGTAAGTATGTTGGTCCACTGAACAAAGTCATTGGGCCACCGAGCAGACATTTCTGCCAGCAGTGTTTGGTTGTGTGTGGCAGCACGTTGACACCTGTGTTGTACTAGAGCCAATTCTTTAGACTTTATTACTCGAACAATTTCAAGACTTTTCCATACAAATATACGTTGCTTTTCTTGTACTTCTATTAGCCGGTCATAGTGATTGTGATCTACCAGATCTGATAGAGTATCAAATCCCAAACTGGTTAGATAGGCCACTGTGTATCGGCCCGACGACACTGTCCACGGAGCAGGTGTTACCAGTGCTCGAAATATTTTTTCACTGAGTGATATGTTGTTGTCACTGCTGTAGGTTTCGGCCACAATGTTAACATATGACCGATTAAAAATTTCATCATGATCTATTTCATAATTACGCACAGGCATTTGTGCAGTGAGCAATTCATAACTTTTTTGATATTTTGATTTGTCTTCGTCACTGGCATGAGACCAGTGTTCGTTCCAGTACTCTAAAGCCTGAGTTGTAGAAATAAGAGCAGGATCTGACACTACAGAATTTCCCGGGCGATAACAGTTAAAATTTACATGGCCTTTGTGTAGATGTACTCTGAGTCCAATCTCCAACATCAACATAAATCTGCGTTGGTCAATTCGATTTACTGCAAAAGAAAAATCTCGTTCTGGACGCCAGGTTTGATCAACAGGCACATAGTGATAGATTCCCAAGAAACTAGCGGGCAATCTTATCACACGGTACCTAGTAGGGCAGGTGATGTAGTTGTCTGTGATCACAGTGGTGTCGGCATCAAACAGGTAAGGCAAGTCACTGTGATAGTCTGTGCTACAACTTCGTATATCGTCAACCAGGCACACAATCACTGTTTGGGTACCTTTTTTCCATATCCGTGGGTTGTCAGTTACACTAAACCCAGTATCTTGTAGTGTTTGATAGATGGTGTTGTTAATGTTGTACTCGTGTACTAGACATTGACTTTGATTCCAAATCTCGCCGCTGTGTACTCCGTTGAATGCCTGTTGCATAGTGTACTTATTAAGGCAAATATCTTGA